AGAGCGCGGCAAGACATGGAGGGACTACAGCAACCCGTTCGCGCAACTAATTGGAGGACTAAACAAATGAGCTTCACTATTGGAGTCGATCCAGGCGCGGGCGGCGCTATTGCAATCGTCGAGGACGACGGCAGCCTGGTGCATGTGTTTGACATGCCCAGCGTCGAGATCGTCGTCGGCGGCAAGGCCAAGCGGCGTGTCTCTCCTGAGATGCTGGCTGCCGAGCTGCGCCTGTACGCCGACCAAGGCGCGGTGGCCGTGGTTGAGCAGGTCGGGGCTATGCCCGGCCAGGGCGTGAGCTCAATGTTCGCCTTCGGCCAGGCCTTCGGGATCGTTCTGGGCGTCATGGCTGGGCTGGCGATCCCGGTGCAGACGGTCACGCCCGGCAAGTGGAAGAAGGCGGCCGGGCTAAACGCCGGCAAGGACGCCGCCAGAGCCAAGGCAGCCCAGAAGTGGCCGACGCACGCCAAGGAGTTCAGCCGCGTCAAGGACGACGGCAAGGCCGAGGCGGCGCTGATAGCAGCCTGGGGGCTAAATCAGGCTGTGCCCTAAAAATCCTGTTGACACTAGGCCCATTGTGTTGCGATAATCTCACCGCAGTGTGTGTACTGCGCCAAAACAATTGTAAGGACCCACGACATGTCTATCAAACTCCGCGGCGATGTGTACTGGTTAGATGTACAGATCAACGGCCAGCGCATCCGCGAATCGCTCAAGACCAACGACAAAAAGCAGGCCCAGGCGATGGCCGACATTCGGCGCTCTGAGCTCTGGCAGGGCAAGGTTATGAAGGCCAAGCCTAAGCGCACGCTGCGCGAGGCCTATGCCCGCTGGTGCGTCGAGAAAGGCCACAAGAAGTCGCTGACAGAGGACAAGCGAAAACTCGACTTCTTCCTCGAGAAACTGGGCGGCGACCGCAAGCTCTCCGACATCAGCCGCGACGACATTGAGGCGGTCCTGCCGGCCGACCTTACGGGCGCTACCCGCAACCGCTACCGGGCCGTCATGCGGGCCATGCTGCGCTCAGCCGAGCGCGATTGGGACTGGATCGAGCGGGCTCCCGTCATCAAGTCGGAGGCAGAACCTAAGCGCCGCGTCTCATTTCTGTCACGCGACCAAGCCGAGGCTTTGATCTTAAATCTCCCGGAACAGTATCGGATGCCAGTCCGTTTCGCTTTGCTCACCGGGTTGAGAAGATCTAATGTATTTGGACTCACCTGGGAGAAGGTCGATCTCGAGCGCGGCGTGGCGGTGGTGGAGGCCGATGAGGCCAAGGCTGGGCGTCGCATTGTGGTGCCCCTGAACAGGCAGGCCAGGGAGCTGCTGGCGTCGCTGCCAGAGCCTCACACAGGCCGCGTATGGGGCGATCTCACCCGCGTCTGGTGCAACACCTGGAACTCGGCCTGCAAGCGCTCAGGGCTGCCGGGCTTTAGGTTTCACGACCTGCGCCATACCTGGGCGAGCTGGCATGCCATGGCCGGCACGCCTATGCAGGTGCTGCAGGAGCTCGGCGGCTGGCAGAGCCACGAGATGGTGCAGCGTTATGCCCACCTGTCGCCCGAGCACCTGGCAGCGGCTGCCGAGCGCGTCGGGCTATGAAAAATGGGGTGGCCGATGGGACTCGAACCCACGACGGCTGGAATCACAATCCAGGGCTCTACCAACTGAGCTACGGCCACCACTAAACCCAAAAATGTCACAAAAATGGCACAAAACCGATTCGGGGCTGATAAATCCTCAACTAGATCAATAGGTTGTGAGTAAAACTCACCGGAATCACAATCGGGAACCCCAAAAAAAGCCCCGTGTAGACGGGGCTAAGGTGCCTGCTATGGCAACTGCGTGGCACAAATAGCGTCACAAAAATGGCACAGGGTCAGCTCCGCGAAAGATCAAGCCACAGCAGGCCGACATTTGCCCACGCATAGCCCGAATAGACCACCGCCATCGCGTGGTCGCCCTTGGCCAGATAGGCGGCCATAGCGGCCGCGTAGCAGGCGGTCGGGATGAGGATTAGGGCAAAGGTCCAGCTCATAGCTTGCTAACGTCGATGACCTGGCCGCGAAACTCGACCGCGCCCTCGGACCACTTGTGAACCAGCTCCGGCCACAGCATGCGGCCGTCCTTAAACGTCAGCACCGCAAACCCTGACCGCCAGTTGACCGGGCCGTCCTCAAGGTAGTCGGTGAACTGCGGCCCGCTGGGGTCGGCCAAGGTGCCGGTGTCCACCCCGAATCGGTTACCGCGGTAGTCGGCAAAGGGCGTCACCTTGAGCGAGTGCAGGTGCCCGGTGACGGTGCTCACCCCGCTGTTGACGGTGTTGTTGTGGGTCGCGTGGACGCCGCCTTTGAGCCGGTGCTTGATGACCACCTCCTCGGTCGGCCAGCAGCTCCAGCAGGGTATCCAGGCGGGGAAGTGATCGGAGAGCTTGAACCCGCCCACATGCATGTACTCGGGCACCGTGTTGGCCAGGCGGTTCTCAAACCTAGCGTCGTGGTTGCCCAGCGCCCAGACCAGCTTGGCGCCCTTGGCCGCCTCCTCAATCTCACCCAGAGCGGCCTCACAGGCGTGTAGCTCATGGATTACAGAAGGCTTGCTGTCCCAGCCAATCCGCGGGTGTCGGGATATCGACGCTCCATCGAAGGCATCGCCGTTGTTGATGATCGCCTTGGGCCTGAGCTCCTTGATCGCCCACAGCAGGCCCTGGTAGGCGGTGGTGCGGATGCCAGGCCAGAAGTGCGCATCGCTGAAAACGAGCACGACCCCGTTCTCAATGCCCAAGTGGTGCCTGGCCGCGGACGCATGGGCCGGGGTCACGAGCGTGCCGGTGCGCTCAACACGGGAGGCGATTGAGGGCATCTTCTTGCCGGTCTTGCCCTCGATCCTTCTCCGGCGAGACATGATGTTGCGCTCAGTGATGCCGAGGATCTTCGACAGCTTCACAGGGGATTGGTATCGCTCCCAAAGCTCAATGAACTCGGCATCAGGAATCGTTGGCCTGGGCATACAGCACCCTCTCCAAAACATTGATGACGCGATGCTCTGCGGCATCAAGCTGCTCCGGCGTTGCCAGCCGGTCCTGCGCCGTTGCTATCAGGTCAAACAAAAAGACATGCAGGCACTCGTGCAGCGCGGTCATAGACAGAGACTGCCTGTCTATCGTGGCCCCGCCAAAGTCACCCAATTGATATACGCCCAGCCGCGCCTGGCTGTCGCACTGCATGGCCGCCATCGCGGCCCGAATCGGTTTGTTGCTGCGCTCGAGGCGCCAGTCCATCAGATTGAGGACTTGTTGCCAGTGCTTGATGTATTCGTCAAATTCTTGGACCTGCTTCTCGCTCGGCCTGTTTACCGCTTTAGGCATACTGCTTTGATGTACTGCTGCGCACCTACAAGCTGCGCCTCCAATCTGTCAGCTTCTGCCGCCAGATTGACAAGAGCCGTTGCACAATGTCCGAGTAGCTCTGACTCAAGTCGGGCTCCACCATGATCTCGGGGGGCGGCGGTGGGATTTGGGCAGGTTGGACTACCGCTGGCTGCTGCGGAGGCGAGCTCGTTGCGCAGCCGATCAAGCTCAGACTGAGCACCAGCGGCAGAAGCTGCCGCCCTGCGTTTCTCTTGCGCATACCTCTCCTCCGTTTTCTGCCGCTCTGCGACAAGTTGCTGCTCTTTCGCCCTTGCGGCCTGCTCGGCCTGCAGCACCGCCTGCTGCGCCTGAAGCTCTCTCTGCTTAGCCTCGGCCTGCGACACCTTGAACCCTGTGTGGTACGCCTTCCAGTGTGTGGCGCTTAGCACCACAAGCACGACTGCGACTATTGCGAGCCTGAGATACATTGCCGGTACTCCCTCTCGCGTCTGATCGTCAGTCCCTTGAGCGGCTCACCTTTGAATTTGTCCCAGCGCAGGATCTCTTTGCACGCGCCGGCATAGTCCTGAGCGTTGAGCTTCTTGACCAGCGTGCTGCTGCAGAAGGCACCCGAGCCGATGTTGTAGGAAAGGCTGATGTAGGCGTCGTACTCGTGCTGATGCAGCGGCACCTTGACGCAGTTCTTGAGCGCGCCCTCAAACTTCTGGACATCCTGCAAGGCGCGTATCAGGGCCTGAGGGGGCGTGATCTTGTCGCCCATCTTCACGCCGCCAGTGGTGCCAAAGCCGATGGTCGGTACGTCACCAGGCACCGGGATGTAGGCCGCGTCCCTGTAGCCCTCGTGGACGGCGATGCCCACAAGCGCCGTTGCACTGAGTACGAGCGCGGTGAGCTTGACGCGGCCCATCGTCAGCCCCTCATGCGTCTCTCGTGCTCTGCCTGCTCCCTCTTGTCCTGCTTGTGGCGGTAGTACCACTGCACCGCCAGGCCGCAGATACCGAGCAAGATGCCGAACAGGACGCCGAACTCAGACGACAGAAACCATGACACCACGCTGGCGCTGGCGCCTGTGTAAGTCGCCTTGCTCCCTGCGGCCGCGAGTGTTGCGTCGATGGTGGTGCTGTGATGGTCTGCCACTTTCTACTCCAATTACATTACCGCTACGTCTTGCGCCTTTCTCAACGCAATTTGCAAAAAGTTAGAGAGGCACGGTTGACGCAACAGTGCGCGGATCAACGCCTAACGGAACCATCGCCGGGTCCAGCAAATCTTCCTCACGTTCTCCTGTCCGCAACGCATGGACGCAGTAGGCAATGGTGTCAGGCTCAAGCGCCGTCAAGTAGTGGCTCTTGCCTGCAATGATGTAGATCATCTGCGGAGCCTTGAAGACCGTCTTCTGCCCTTCAACATCAACCTCCACACTGCCCTTTGCCAGCAGCGTGATGTGATCGAAGTTGTGTTTGTGCCCCTCGTTGCGGTCGCCCGCATCGACGAAGTGCATCTGCCGAACCCAGAGATTCGACACGCAGGCCATATTAGTTACTGGTGCAGAAATCATCGACTCACAAAATGTTGACCGGGATTTCTCCCGCGTTAGCAAACGATTGCATGTGCTCAATTTTTGCTTTTATTTCTGCTGGGCTCATTACCTGCTCACCAGTAGGCGCATACCATTTTTCTGTGCCGTCTTCTAATGTTTCGACGATGGTGTAGGGTGCGCCGTTGCAATAGTGTTCGTGATACACCTGCGCGGCAAACTCTGCCAGCTTGGCCTGCAATTCCTCACGCGAATCAGTGTACAAATACTCGCGTGTATAGGGGTGAATGTATGCGTACTTCAATGCCATGATACTTCCTTACGAAACAGTTCCATAGGTTGTGCCAGAGCCAGTCCGAGTAGCGGTGAAGCCGTTGAGGTTGATGGCTTTGCCACCAGCGCCGCCTGAGTAGGTCCACATTGCGCCGCCAGCCGCTCCCCAGCCGCCGCCCCCGCCACCAGATGGGTAAGTAGCCGGTCCAGCCGCATTCCCGCCGCTCCCGCCGGAGCCGCCTGCGGCAGGATACCCGGAGCCGCCACCTCCACCACCAGCCCCGCCACCTTTACCGTTGCAGTTAGGACCATTTACGGCCGCTCCACCAGCGCCGCCGGTGCCCGGCATTATTCGACCACCACCACCGCCAGATCCAACAGCCGGGCCTTTACCGGGGTAATACACCCCGCCGTTGCTGCCGGAACTGCCGGGTCCTCCACCAGCTCCTCCAGCAACGATATAAGCTCCGCCGTTGCCGCCACCTGCGCCACCGCCACCGCTGCCTTGAAAAGTTGCGCCTCCACCTCCACCGCCGCCAATGTAGCTGTTATTGACTATTGAGCAGTTGACGCCAAGAGAAATAGCGGGACCGCCAGCAGTTCCATCCCCACCATTATCATTTCCTTTTCCACCCATCCCCATGATGAAGCCGCTATTTGTCAGCGTAACTCCACCCGGCCAAGAACCGTCAATGGTCAAGCCGGGGGTGCCGGTGCTTGTCGAGTAGATGTAGACGCCAGCCGCAACAGTCGCCTGAACAGCCGAGGATTGATTCCACCCAGCATTAACTGCAAGGGTGCGGAGGTTTGCGTTAACTTGATTTGAGGAAATAGTGAACGCGAATGCGTTCGCCTTGCCGTAGAAGTTGGATAGGCTGATCGCGCCGGTGGGAACACCAGCCAACGTACGCAGCGCGCTCTCATTCAAGCTGCTGGTCGCCGTAGCAGAGCGGCCGAGCTCAATGTTGACGGAGCGATTTAGTCCCCCGCTGGTGGCGTTACCACCAATCGAGATCTCGCCGGTAGATACCATCGTCATGGTGCGTTACCTTTCGCTGTAGCTCAGCCGGCCTTCAATGCAGCCACCTCGGCCTCGAGCGCCATGACGCGCTTTGCCAACTGAACGCAGGCTGCCAGCGCGGCGTTGCCGTAGCTCACCGACAGCGTGCCATCTGCATCCTCAAGCACAGCCTCAGGCATAACCTCGCGCAGGCTTTGAGCGCTTACGCCAACCTGGCGCTCCTCTGTGTCAGTGCGGGTGTAGGCACCGTGCTTGACCGCGGCCAGGCGCTCGACGAAGTTCTTGGCAAAGTCAGACCAGTCTTTCTTCAAGCGCTCGTCAGAGTAGGCGGTGACGTTGCCGGTAGCGGTGAAATTGCCGCTGGCGTCTGTCAAGGTGACGAGAGTGGAGCTATCGGCTTGGTTTCTAACCAGTATTGAGCCGTTGCCTGCATTGCAAAAAAGAACATTGTTCCCATTGTTCAAACGCAGCAAGCTACGAGCAGTGCCACCAGAATCCCTGGCTTGAATGTTGACTTCGTTGTTAAGTATTAAACCCGTGCTGAATGTTTTATTTCCAGCGATGGTCTGATCACCTGTCGTATAGACGCCGTTTGTCACCGTGCCAGCGTTGCCGGTGACGTTGCCAGTCACGTTTCCGGTGACGTTTCCTGTGACGTTGCCAACTACTCCACCTGTAGCTGTAATCGCACCACTCGCGCTAAGCGTTCCGGTGATGGCCACACCGGTAGACAGAAACTGCGCCACCTGAGTGCCGGTGATTGACAGTCGCACATCACCAGCACCAGCACGGTAGAAGCCGCTTGAAGTCTCGCTTGAGAACGCGACGCCAGGCACAGAGATCGTGCCATCGAACAGCCGCAGAGCCGCCGTCATGCCGCCCTGGCCGCTGCGGGAGAGCGAGTCGGTCATGGCCGAGGCCAGATCGCTCAGCGTCGTGTTGGCCCAGCTCGCCTCAATCAGCGTGCCGGCGACGACCGGGTTGCCGCTCGGCAGCGTATAAGTTCCAGATCCGTTGCGTGCCATTGATTACTCCTCAATTCGTTGTCGCCATCACATTAGCCTGGCGCAAGGTTGAATACAGGTATCTCTCACCCTCTGTCAACGGCGCGTTGGCTCGAATTTTAGCTTCCAGCAAATCAATCATTTGCTGCGGATTTTGTAGTGCCTCCGCGAGCGCTCGATCCTTGCGGGCGGTTGCCATACCGCGCAATGCGGACAGCGTGGCGTTTGCGGTAGTAGTTGCGACGCCGCC